GTAGACGTTTCCAGTGCGGGGAAGACCGTCGTCAACGATGACTTCACGACCGAGGAACGTCGGGATATTGATTTCCCCACGAGCGTCCGGAATGAAGTCGATCAGGTTGTTCTTCTGCATACGATTGTAAACGACCGAGTGAACGGCGCAAGCAACCAGATCTTCCTGCGAATCGCCCATGGTCTGAGCAGCATCGAGGAAAGCCTCTGCAGAGAAGTTGGTAACACCGTCGGAGAAAGCAGAACCCGAGATGTCGTTCTCATAGTCACCGGAGTCGTTGGCGGTATTGTCAGCGATAATACCATTCCAGGTCGCGATGAACGCAGCTTGCAGACGACGGGTCCAGTAAGCAGCAACACGCGATGCGATTGCTTCCATAGGATCAGCGCCTGCCAGAATGGCCGCAAGATCGGAAGTTGACCAGGAATTGTTCCGGTTCATGCGAACAGCAATTTCACGCTGAGTTGTGATCTTCAGCGGATTGGGCGGAAAAGCCTGACCAGCAGGAAGAGTGACGTTCGCAGTAGCAGCGCCATAAGGACCTGCAAAAGGTGCCGATGTGTCGGTCGAGATGCGGTCAGCGTCATTATCCAGATCGCGGAAAGACGGAACGTTGAAAGTGTTACCACCACCAGCGAGCAAATTGTCCAGAGCCTCGGAGCGAGACAGCAAACCGGATTGAACCAGTCGAGACTTCTCTTCGGTGAGAACCTGCATGTAAGGAGTGAAAACTTCGGGGACGATGACGTCGCCTACCCGAGTCGCGGGACCTGCTGCCATGATGTGTCCTTTCAATGGCTATGTTTGGGAAGGCGAACCCATGCTCGCGGTCGGGGAGATGACGTCACGTCATCAGTGGATAACGGATACCTTAACCGCAGCCTGAAAAGATTGCAACAGGTATTTATAAACGATTGCGCCCCCGGAGCGCGGCGAGGTCACTCAACGGAGGCGCAACTAACGAATAGACTGGTTGGACAGTCTTCCGTTAGGTCTTCACAGTTGGTCGAGTAGCACCGATCTTGGAATTGGCCGACTTGGCTGCTTCCTCGGCTTTCGCCATACCGTGTTCTTTCACATACTGACCCTGTTTCGTGAGGGACCAACCTTTGATCGACCAAGGGTTGTCTTCAGAGTCGCCCATACCTCGACCACCACCAGCACCACCGCCCTGAGACTGAGGCCACCAATGAGGACGCTGCACTTGCATCTCTTTCAGAAACTGCTTGATATCTGCTCCAGGTGTCACACCCTTTGCATCGGCTTTAACGATGAAGTCGCCGGAGATATCATCGCGCTCCAAGAACATACCAGCAACCATTTCCACATCGGCAATAGCAGTTGGTAGAACTTTCATTTCAGTCGCAATCGAACGGATAGCAGCGTTGCGATCACGGCTGACCAATGTCCCTTTCAGGCCAGTGTTTTCTGCCAATATACCTTCAAGCGTGACAGTTGTTTCGCGAAGCTGACGTTCCAGAGGAGCGGTCCTTTGGGCAAGTCGAGCTTCAACAAGCGACTGAAGTTTGGTCTCATCAAGAGCACCACCAGCCGCCGTTTCGAGTTCGGTAATGCGATCCAGTTTGGTTTGAATTTCAGCAGGATCTGTGCCGAGTTTGGCCCAAGGGTGAAGAGCATTCTTCGCGGCCGAGTGATCAGCACGTTCCTTACGCAAGGCTTCCTGAACATTCAAGATGTCTTGGTTGGTTTTCATGCCGTTGATGTGAGTGAGGACTGCTTTACCATCTTTCTCGACGTAAAGACTACGGAATGTCTCAGGCACTGCATCGAGTGTATCGTAAGTAATTTCGAGCGGATCCATATCCGATCTCCTATCTGTTATTGAGCATCACGCCCACTGGGATTTGTTGTTTGACCTGGAACGTCGTTCTGTCCCTCTGGTCCGTTTGGGTCGTTTGGTTGAACCGAAGCACGATCACCGGTCTCCGGTTTTGCGAATACGAAGTCTTCCTCGTCATTCTCTTTCTTCGCTTCTGCCTTCTCTTCCTCAAACGTCTTTGTCGTCATACGACGCTTACGTGAGAGGTCGTGCATCGACTTAGCAGAGATCGGCCAGCCAAGGTTACGAGCAGTGGCGATTTCCACCATACTCTGACCTGTGAGTGGCATTTCGCCGAACTCTTTATTCGGAAGCACAGACACTTCGTCTGGGTTCTCACCCATCCATTCGGCTGTAATCTTCAGAATGTGTTCGAGGCCAGCGGCCCCTGTGTCTGCAATGGTATTGAGGTCGGCGGTTCTTGCGGCGACACGGATACGCAGACTGTCGCCTGACTCTCGCTCGCGACTGGTGCTGTCAAGGGTTTGTGCTCCCATACTTGAAGCGCGTCCCTCAAGTCTCTCCAAAGCCTGACGTTGTTCACTCAGACCTGAAGAGGTTACGCCGACATATTTGGCGTCACCGCCTAGCGGCAAGTCGAGACGTGAGCCTGCACCAACCCGAACTTCGTCCGTATCGTCCCAGCCACCACCGATAGTGATAAACGTGTCTTGTCCCTGCATAAACAGGTTCTGACGATAATCAGCATCAGCACGGTAGATCGTCATGCACAAATTGCCCAAATCGAGCAGAGGTGGCTCATCGACGTCAGGAGTGATGTCGCAGGAGTTGATGAAGACGAATGGGATCTTATTCAGATTGCGACCGCGCCAGCTTGGAGCCCTTAGTTCACTTTCAATGAAATGACCTTCTTTAAAGACACCTTGAGTGTAGAGACCTTGGTTCTCGTTGTCGAGAACATCTCCGATAACCAGAACGCGATACTTCTCGTCTGTTTCCCACGTGAAGTCAGCTGAGCGAGTATATTCTGACTCGTTGATGATAACAAGGTTGAGACGCTGCGGAACAATCTGTTCTACGCGTCCATCGTCCCAGTTGACACACCGCTCGGGAACATAAGTCGCCAGATAAGGCAGGTCTTCTCCAGGAGCAGGATTGGTCGACATATCAGCCATAAGACCGACACGACCAGTAAGAAGCTGCTCTGTGTTGATTTTCCGCAAAAGAACGTCGAGTGGTTCACCCATACGGGTGGAAATCTTCTCCATGGAACTAGGAAGCTTGATTTCCGGCGGCTGTGAGTGCATCATACCGATTGCCATCTGAATGGCTTCTCGGGTGAAATTGGGGAAGCGTGCTCGCTTCTTATAGGCATCATACGCCTTATACCCAACTGAATTGATATTGGTGATCGCTCCATCAACGATTTGACTGCTTGTCATCGGCAGATGGACCGGACCGCGCGACTTCACCTGTCGCTCGCCTTTATAAGCGTCACGCATGAGGGACCAGTCGTCTCTGGACTGGGATGCTTCTGGATGTGGAGATGAGAGTGAACTGATCATATTGTTGAGCCTATCTTAAAAGTTCTGAGTGGAGCAAGACGTAATTACTGTGATTAATGCGTCGCTCCTATTACTGTCCCTGTAGAACTCGGTGTCTGAACCCAACGAACCATATATCGTGTCTCGTCTGCGATGTGATCTTCAGCCTCTGTATTGACGTCGTCCATGTCTTTATCATCACGAGACAACACTGGAACTGTTTCAATGAACCATTTGCAGTTTTCGAACACGAAAAGACCGGGACGTTCTCGAGGATACAGTCTCTCCTCGCCTTTGACAGTCTTCACGTTAGGCCATGCGTTTTTCAGCTTCTGACGCATCTGTGTCCAGCCTGTGGAGCGAGATCCTGGCCGTTTGTCTGCTGGGTTCCACTTAATTCCAGGATACTTGTAGCCATCGTCCATGCGGACCTTGACTTTCATGTCTGTTGCGATACAGTTGCCATTCTCAGCAGCGAAGATCTGTGAGTCTGCTACACCAGACTTGACACGACACCAGTTCTCAGCCTGACGACGCCAGCCCCAGCGGAGTTCTCGCTCCACAATACCCTCGGCGATTTCAGCAGCGAGTAAGTCCAGTCCCTCATTAGGCTTCCCTGTGCAGCCATACCACTCTTTTACACGATAAATATCACCTCTGACCGATGATTTCCATATTCCATCGGGTAATTCGAAGTCTGAGCCGTCGGAGATTGCCCACCACCCAACAGAGAACGGCTTACTTGCTCCCCAGTCGAATGACCTGACGACTTTCCAGTTTTCTGGTATTGTAAATTCTGTCGATACGTTCCATTTCACGTCCCAGACGTCATCAAACATGCCTCCGGACACGATATTCCAAGAACCCTCCAACCAAGCCGCTTTTTCAGCCGCATTTCTGGCCGAACTAGCAATTTTCTGCTTATAATCAGGATCTGCTTCTAGAAGAGCGGTATTTTCGTCAATATGGCTGTGGATTGTGAGACGGGGAGGCTCTTGAAGACCATCGCTGTCCGTGAGGTCCCTCCGAACGATCATATTCATCACAACAGGCTTAAATCTGTGTTTGACCCAGTTGTGTCCCGGCCCGTATGGATTGGTCGTAGACCTGACCATACGGGGCATACCTTTCTGACTAGAACGACAGCAAGACATCATCCGTTTGTAGCCCTCGTCATTGGGCCAGTTACAGAGTTCTTCCCAACCGATCCAGGGATACTCGTGTCCGTGATAGTTCCAGTAATCGTCCACTTTCATGAACTGACGGAGGAGCAGCTTTTCTCCAGAAGGCCACGTCCAGCTGGAGTCTGACTGGTTGAACTTCGCCGTGGGCCAAATTTGCGGGAACCACTTCTGTGTTTTCGAAATGACATCACCAAGCTGCTTGTAAGTCTGCCGGAACAGAATTCCTTTCCATGCGGCACCAAATCCTTTTCCAACGTGCATCGTAAACGACATAAGTAGACAATCTGTCTTGCCACCGCCGCGTGTCCCCTCGTAAAGAACTTCGAAAATAGGAGTTGACGCCATGAAAGCCTCCTGACTTCCCGGCATCGGCCTCCAAATGATATTGTCAGGAAATTTAGTCACCATGATACAACGCCTTCATTCGGAGTTGCTCTGATAACCACAATAATTCTGCCCTCGTTGGGCTTCCAAATATT